CTGTGAGTGGGACCAGTACTACGATTTGAACACCGATTCAAAGACCTACGACAGCTTTCCAGCTGAAGACCAGTTTCAGTCAGTGTGTGACTACATTCCTCCATCAACCCAAGTGATGAATCCTACCGACAAAGTCTACTGCATCATCTGTGGACTGTGCCAATCGAACTTCCGCAAACATGCCCTCCATGTTTACAACTCTCACCCGTCTGTGGAGAAGATTCACTGCGGGGCTCCGTTCTGCGATTTTGAAGGCGATCGACCCTCCTTCAAAGCCCACAAATGCGAGTTTGTTGGCCGAGTTAGATGCGTCGATTGCGACGAGGATTTCGCTGACTACCGCGCAGCGTCCAACCACCACCGCCATCAGCATGGAGGTCTTGCTACACCACTTGCAGAGTACCTCTCAAAGGTTCACCCCGCCTTGGTTGGCGATACAGGAGCTCGTATTGCGAGACCGCTTGCTGCGAATGAGCCCGGACGCCGCGAGTGCCGTGAAGATGGCCTGGGGGATCCCCGTCCCCCGGCCCCTACCGATGAGAGCGTGTGGAGGAAATACTACCTATTCTCCCCGCGCACTCTTGCCACCACACTCTGGAACCCCGATACTAAAATGCTGGTCGGAAAAATGACCGGCGAGAAGTCTCGCTATCAGATCAGGTTCCAGTTCGACCCCGAGACCAACACCCTCTTCATCAACGAACAGGACATCCCCAACATCTTGATCGAACTGACAGTCTCGGGAGTGGGCCGCCCTCTCATGGAAAGCGCCTACTACATCGCCTGCAACGAGGGACTTGAGAAGTACTCCTCTCCTGACTCCAACCGCGCAGTCGGGCGATTCATGCTTCCCGGGGACAACTACATCGTCCTTGGGTATGACGAAGACATGGGGCACATCTACCTCGCCCCTGATTACAGATTCCTGTCCCTCGTCGTGATAAACGACGTGGTCGACACCACCACCCCTGGAGTGACACGCTACGACCCACCTATGTGTCTCTCCCTATTAACCACACACGTTCCGCAAGCGCGTGATGGCCAACGAGTAGCCCTTTCGGGCTTGAGCATGAGCTCACAAATTGCGGACTCTGTCAACCGCGCCCAAGCTGCGGTTGGAGGCATGATGCCCATGGCTACGCCAGAGCACAGTGCCGTCGCCGCTGCCGCAGGAGGGACCCCCATCTCACTTGCGGAATCTCAGGTCATTCGAACTGAGCTTCCCACGTCAGGTGCCCCCGAGCCTGCTGTAGCCGCAACACAGCTAGGGGCTGTCCCCCAGGAATCCCCGGCCGGTCTGCCAACAGACATTCTGGCCCTCACTGGAGAGAAGTTCACCCTGATGGACGCTGTAGTGGCCCAGCCCAGATTCGTTGAGTCTGGCACCATCTCCGCCACAGCTACCACAGGGACTGTCCTTTTCACCCTGATTCATGGGACCAAGCTCCACGCTGATGTTAAGAACTACATCAACAGCCACAAGTGGGTTGCAGGAAGTCAAGATTTCAGCATCACTTTCTACGGAAATGCCTCCGTGAACGGTGCCGTGATCATTTCCATCCTGCCCTTTAACATCACCAACCCCACTCTAGACGACATGTACAAGTACTTCCACAAAGAGATTGCCCTTCAGGGCCTCTGTGGGGAGACTTTCACCGTACACGACACCCGCCAAGACCGATTCTACAGGAGCTCAACTGAGTTCCTCGGCGGGATTGGACAGGACAATAGGCAGAGAGTTGTCGCCATGGTTCTCTCTCCCATCACCACCTTTACGGGAGATGCCACCAACGCCGTCCAGTACAAGATCTGGACCAAAATGAATGCCAACTTCATGGTGAACAACTACATTGGCTGGGCTTCAGGGGCCACTAACCTCTCGTACCGAGTCCCGATGACATCTCTCCTCCCCGGGGAAAGCACTGGAATCTTTGCCAACACTGACGGCAACTATCTAGTGAACGACCCCTGGTACCAGTACCTCCATCTAGGTGCTGAGAGAGACGGAATCCTGGACAGGACTGGGACCAAGCTCCCCTGGACCTTCGGGCCCGGAAAGACCCGCCCCGGAGTGCTGCACATCTCCACGGCCAGTGAAGGATTGAACGCTGCTATGGTGTGCACCATCATTATGGCCGGCGACATTCCAGTTGAAGGAGACACGGGCATTGAGAACCTCAACTTCATCGAGTTTCTCCAGCAAGAAAGTTGGCTGCGTGCAGATGCCATGAAGGCCTTCAACAGCCTTCCCAACTGCCCCCAGTACTATACCGTTGACGACGACATCCCCTGTTCAATGGACGCTGACGTGCC